GCAATATAAGGAACGATATTAGCATTCTCATCGATTGAATCAGCGATGCTGCGATGAATGTTATCGACCAAATTATGAGCACATTCTGTTAGATTTTCGATCATAATGCGATCTTTTGCTTCGTCGGCATTTTCAATATACAACATATCGACTTCCTCTTTCTTTATTTCACTCTTGATTATACCATTAGCCCAATTTTCTGCAACTTCTTTAACGTAAGAATAACTATAATCAAAAAGATCAAGTGTCTTTTCTACTTCGTCATTATCCATACATACGACACGCCAGCCGTTTTCAATCTTAATAATTGCTGCGGTACGCATTACCAGCCATCCCTCTCTTCGTGTGGATCATATGAGTTAGAATAACTAACTTCTTCTAGTTCTTCGTTAAGGTCACGAACAAATAACTTATATTGCTTTTGGGTGATAGCACCAGCTTCTAGTGCATCTTCCAATTCATTGACTGCTGTATCATACCACTTAGGCATCTTAAATCCTCACGCTTTCTGGATAATATTTCTTTAGGTCTTCGTATAACGAGTCTATAACATGCTCGAAAAACAAGATGATGTCAAACTCTTCGTTCAATTCAATTCCTTGAATGATTTGATTTTCAAGATCGCTTATCTGGATATTGAAATATTCTTCAGTAGGAACTTCTTGTGTTACTTCCATATTCACTTCCATAAACTAATGGCTGTTGGTCTTATGTTTCATACCAACATTTAACCCACTATCACGAACGATGCGTTGTTATCATCTCACGTTGTGTTGCACCGATTGGTATCCTTAGTCGGAGTCGAACCGACACTCCATACGGAAACAGATTTTAAGTCTGTCGGGTCTACCAATTCCCCCATAAGGACTGAAACTCTGTTTACCCTCTTATAATATACTATTCGGAGGGAATGTCAAGCCTAATCTTGAAGAAATGAACGATTATCTTTTTCTTCTGCTAGGGCATATGATGAATAGATAACCGTATCTAGTTCGTCAATAACCTTAAAATTGCCACCTAGACCGATACCAAAATTAATTGCATCAATCGCCGTGACAAAAGATCGGGTTTGTGTATTTTCTTTTTTAACATAAAACGCCATTAGAAATTTCCTTCTGCTACTTGAAAACAGGTAAGACCATTGTCACGCCACATCTTAACCACTCGGTCACGATCATCAAAGACATAAACAGGGTTATATCCCTTTGCTCTCATTTCCAAGAGCATTTCGTATTTAACAATTGCGTCATCACGATAATCGCCTTGTTTTCGGAACCAGTAGTCATCAAAATCAAACCCCATTCCGTTTTTTTCTAACCACCGCAGTGTACCCTCTCTGTACTTCTCAGCCCTACCAGTGGACACCACAAGTTTATAGCCAGCATTAGCCATAACAGTGATCATGCGCTTGACAGGCAAGATAACAGGATCGTTTTCAATGTCAGCAAAGAATGCATCGAATTGATGGGGCTTAAAAGAAACCCAATGCTGTCGCCGCGATGCATCAGCAAGGGTTCCATCGATATCAAAAATTACAGTTTCCATTTTTATCCGTTCTTACAGCAAGTGATTTTAGCAAACTTATGAAACGAACCTTCGTTAGCCTTACGCAAAGCAGCTAGCTTTAGCGCCATACGAAGAGACAATTCGCGGAGGCTGTCCAGATTATCATTAATAAAATGCAAAACATCTTGTTCGATTTCTGGACTATATCCCTTATCAGACAACATGCCTTCAGCGACAACTTGCTTGATACGGATATGATAGTCTCTTTTGGTCTTCATTGCAAGGTCAATATAGTGTGACCTAGAAATAAGTGCCTGAAGGTGAGGCGCTAGCTTATGACCTTTATCAATCATGGAATCGAAATCCAGATTAGAGATAAAAATAACAGTGCCTTCAAATTCAAACGTGCGTGGAATAACGCCGCCTTCTTCTGTCTCAAACCTTGTTTCGCTCATCCAAGAGATGCGGCGGCGGTCAGTGCTATCACAAGCCGACTTAAGAAGGTTAAGACAGGTATCATCGAAAAACACGCTGTCTGCATCATCAAAGACGAGGATGCTATGCGGGTGACGATGCTCATACAAAGAACGGAACAACCCAGTAGCACGGACATAGCCCTTGATAATGGTATGACGATTGCCATCTGGATCGTCCTCGTTCAGTGCCTCTTCGACTGTAAATGACTTGCCAAGTCCAGCAGGACCAGACACAATTAACGAACGAGACACGCCAGAAATTGACGCATTGGTTAGAGAAGTCAGAACCTCGAACCGCTCCTTAAGCTTGGCAAGAATCTGAGAATCAGTTTCTTCTTCGCGGATTGGAGTAATCAAAGACGCTGCAAAATTAGGATTGGCAAGACGCTTCTTGGTCTTACGGAACCCATTAGAAGGAACACCTCTAGGCATTTGTTATCTCTCTCTGTTGCTTACATTCATATAATACCACATCCAGACAGAGAGTCAACACCTATTTGTAATTTTCTTCGTTATTTTTATTAGTCTCAATTAGAGATTTTAATTCGCCATTTTCTAGCCTAAGTTGTTCTAGTTCGTCGATATCAACAACAGAGTTATGAAGGTCCATATACCCACATTGCATACCTATACCGTAAGAGTCCATATCAAACCCAAACACATCATACAACACATACCTATAGCTTCCACGATCTTTAAGGTCTCCTTTAACAATACGTTTAACAACAGAACTAAATGCCATCAGTCTGTCATCATAAGACAAACCATCCCAGTATTTTTCACAATCAGCAGCATATCTAGCATCTGCTTCTTGTGCTTGCCTAGCAAGCTCTGCAAACTCTGGACTAGCCAAATATTCTTTCATTTTATTAAGTTTTGGTTCATCAAACATTGGATAAATCTCTTACCTTGATCCATTCGTTACGTTGCCAATCCTTACGCCAGTCGGCAGCATTGACACCATTTCGAGCATCGTCAGCGATCTTGTTGATCTTAGCTAAGGTTGCTCTTAGAGTTGCAAGTTCTTCTTGTGTTTGTTCGATTGTCATGATTTCCTCGTTTATTGACATGGCCATGCGGCAGCTTCAGCTTCAGTTACAAGCAAAGCAGAAGGCTCTGTGCGCTTTGCAGGATATGCTACGATATATGAAACGACCACATCCCTAAGTTGTTGGAAAGTTACATCGTTCGGGCGACAGAATGGCTGCGCCTTGTTGGTATACGCCCACATATCAAGAGTGTGATTGATACCACGAATATAACCATAACACAAGCCCTGAGAGAAATAATCTGTCTCACTACAGTTCTTTAGAATTTCATTACCATTATCAGGTACTACGACCTGTGCCTGTGCTGCCATAGGGGCAAATGCAAGACTAGCAGCTACGATATACTTTAACATGTTATTATCCTTTTCAATAATTTTCATTAGTCTATAACTCTCTTATAACGATGTGGCAACTGATCATCATACCTAATTACCATAATTTCATCTAGATCGGCATTATCAGCAAGGATAGTACCAACTGGGTTGATAGTTTCGGGACGCTCGGCAACACCTTTATCATATGCCCAATTAAGACATTCAGTACGAAGTGCTGAGTCTGTTGTTGATCCGTCTCTAAGACCTTCATTATAACCTATATCAAAGTTCTTAAAGGCAATTGAGAATATAATTCCCGCAAGAAACAAAGCGGAAATAATCCAAACTGACCCTATTGCATATTGTACTAAAGGAACCATTTGAAAAACTTTCTATGAATAGGGGTTGGTAGGGTTGGGTCTGTATCAGGAAATGGTGGTGCTAGTTCTACTGGAACAAATGCTTCTTTAATCATAAGATCATCATAAAGAGCTTTTACTTTGTCATAACTTGAATTACCATAAAGCCAGACAGTACTTCCTTTTACATCATCAAAGGAACGGTAAAGATTCCAATGAGGAATTCCATCACTACCAAGCATCTTTATCATCTTATACGTTTTTACAGGTGTCATTATGCGATCTTCCAATCATAATCATCGATGGTCATAACAGTCTCAAGACCGTCATATTCGTCGATCCGATATTTGGTTCCAGCAGGTACTTCTGTGATATACAGCCTAGCATGATAGCCATTAGCATCATCGCCCAGTTCTTCTACGACCTGAACCAAAATAGGATCGGCACGATCAATGTCATACACATCGAAATCTTCATTGTTGATATTATCAGTCAATTCTCGATAACGAATTTCTGCCTCATCAGAGAGACCGAACCCACCATAGCAAGCATTATAAACAATCTTAGTCATAATTAATCTCCTCACCTTTAAACCCACATTAAACTAAAATATGGTAGTTGTCAAGGATTATTTGACAACTACCATATTATTTTAAGCGGAAGCCATCTCAACAGCCAGATCAATTGCCCGTGACTTCAGACCCTTATTAACACCAAACCACGCAGAGGTCAAGCGAGAATCTACTGAACGACCAATAATATGATCAGTCATATGGGTGACGGAATTAAGAGCAGACCACCAGCTACCCTGAGCAAACTCTGCGCCAGGTTGTGTTTCCAACAAGGCATATGCCATACGAGCGTTCTTGGACAACTTCTTTTCGCTTTCTTCCTTACTGGTAACAATTGGGAAGATGCGCTTGAAATACTCCACAACATTTTCGTTGGTGTATTGCCTAGAACCAAGGAAAGCTGCCATCTCCTTATAGGTAACCATCTTTTCCTTTGCAACCCCAAGTGTTTCCTTCACTTCGTCTGCATTAAACTTGCTACGATGCGAAACCTTGGTCATCTGTGATGCAGCGGTATTTAAGGACAAACTAAGAGTGTTATTGCACACAACACGAATGGGGGTGAACCGAATATCGATAGACTGACCATATGCGTGAGGATTAGTAAACAGCAAATAGCTATCGACCTTATCGCCACCAAACAATTCAAAGCTATCATTGACCTTAGCCAAACCCCAAACGATCTTGCCACCCTTCAATGAGCCAGCAGTGTTCATGCTCATTTCGCCAGCACCAACAAAGTCATTAAAAAACTCAAACGCTTCGATGTTCTGACAAGGGTTCCAGTCATCTGTAATGATGTCAAGAATCTTGTCATCAGACGAACGAACCAAAGCAGAACGACCAGTCTCAATTTGCTTGCCCTTGATATTAACAAAAGCAGGAACCTTCTCAACAGTCCAATTCAGGTTGGCAGCGTCGAGCATTTGCAATGGGGTGAGGTCATCTGCAACGGCAAACCCTAGACCATGCCAAGGCTTCTCGCCCGTATATGCGTGACATGCAACACCATCAATAAATTCTAATTCGTGAGCCAATTTATTTTCCTTTTCACTGGGAACCATTTCCCTACAAGTTATAATAACAGAACCAACTTAGAAGTCAAGACTTATTTTGAAAAAAACTTAAAATCTTTTGATTCCTCGACATAATTTTTTAGCTGCTTTTCGTGTTTGATTGTAGCAGCAGTCGATGGCGGAACGAACAAATCATTCATTTCTAATTCTTCTAGAGTCTGATACTTTTGGATAAGAATATCATAAATCTCTCTTATCAGAGTTTCTGTTTCGCTGCCATCTTTGATATAGGTACAATCGATAATATCTTTGGCAGCATCTAAGATTTCGTAATCATCAAAATCGTCAAGATCAACTTCTACTGTATATCCCATCTTATTTCCTCACAATCAAAAGACACAGATCATACAAAAATACTGCTGCTACAATTAGCAGTACAACGAGGAGACCAACAGGAAAGTAAAGCGCAAGCAGAAAAACGCCGACAATAACTGAGATTATTGCTGCAAATAGTAGCATAGCTCTAATATGATTAATCATTTATTTTACCTCGCGCTTTCTAGTCCTGAATCATATCCCTCTAGATATGAAATGTAAAGCCATTTTACCATAGTATCGACCTGATCATCTGTAAAATTTTTCATGTCAATGTCTAGATCGTTAGAAATCTGTACGACCCATGCCCTGAAATTATCCGTTCCCATCACTTCCACATTTCAATAAGACGAAGACACAACAAATAACAAATTCCTAAACACGATACAATTCCCGCTGCTAAAATAGCCGCAGGGAAAAAATTAATGAGAAGCCAAACCGCCTCAATAGCCGCAATTATTGACACTAAAAGTAACGTAGCCTTGATATGCTTATTCATGATTAATATTCCCTTACACCATCAAATCCATCATCATATCCAGCCTCATAACCAGATTCAATCCATGAAAATAAAATTTGTAATTGATCTCTAGTAAACTTTCCGTAAATCAAATCCGAATCAAGAGCTTCGGCATTTTCAGCTCTCCATTTATCAAAAGCATACATGTTCAATCCTTTCTGTCATCTTGATATTATAATAACAAACGAGGGGGGATTTGTCAACCCCCCTCTTAAATTAATTTGCGATGCGATAAACTGGATTGCTTGGACCATTGACGGGACGGGAAAGATTAACCTTTTCCCCTGCACTCATTCCCGCCTTAAAAGCACCAGAATCCTTGATTGACGTATTGCTGTTAGACTTTTTAGTCTGAAGGTTCAACTTAGCGAACGCATCAGTAACCACTTGATTCTTAAGGATTACCAACGCATTGTTTCCACCACGAGCGGCAGAAACTTCAGTCTCGCTCTGTTGCTTAAGATCGAGCAAACGTCGAGAAATACGGCTACCCATACCAATCGCAAAAGAAGATGACGAACCACGCTTAGAAAAAGATTGATTATATTCATCAGAAGACTTGAAACGAACAGTCTCAGCTTCAATAGAAACGTCAATCAAATCATAAAGATAACGAGCCATCAAGAGGTCAGATTCTTGACCGAAAAACACATAATTGAGACCAGTGATAGAACTGCGGTGTGACCAAATCTTACAACCCGTAAAGGCTGCAATAGATGCCACCGCATAATAAACACCACCACGGTGCTTGCTGCCAGTCGAAATAGTGTGCGTGTCGCATGGTTCATCACGAATATCAACCACATCCATAGATAGGTTATATTCTTGCAGCAACTTACCGACAACAGCAATTGCAGCAATCGCTTCTGCCTCAGTGCAACCATTCTCGACAGTCTTTGCAGACAGAGCACGAATTCGAGCCTTAATCTTATTCAAATCAACGTTCATGGTTTTCTCCATCGTTTCCATATTATGATAATATATTAACGCTTCTCGCCTGTCAAGAACTTTTTATATTTTTCTAGCTGATTATGATACCAAGCCATAGACCCCAAATAACTTGTGCTTGGGTTCTTTTCTCCGCGAGATTCTAACCAGATTTTTAACTCTTCAAATTCTTTACCAGTCATCTATTCACCATATGCGGGTTCGATCCTATTGCCACTATGAGCGCAATAAAGATTGTCATCTTCCCAATTAATATCTACAGCTTGAATGTGCCAATCGTCCCTTACACCATAAAGGTGTGACCAGACAATTCTTTTCCAATTATTTCTAACGCTATCGTAAGACAGCGATTCGCCGTCAGACGCAATGAAATACTTAGGGTAGCCGCCTGGCCAAGCATATTCGCCAACGCGCAATTCGTTTTTAATTTCTGATAGTTTCATGTCTGTTATCCCCTCAAACGAAATAGTTGTGGATAAGAACGAATAGGACTTGAGTTTTTGTGTTCGACGTGAACAAAGAAAGGTTGCGTCTGGTTCTTCTCAATAAACTTATTGATGAACTTAGGCGCATCGCAATCCTCTTCGAGGTAAACAGTCTTGCCCTTAAGGTAAGAGTAGTTAGAGATAGAAGACAAGGGAACGCCCAAAGCTTCCAATTCCGCCAACTTGACTGCCAACCATGCGTGACCAGCATCCGAATAAAACTTGTATGTCTTGCTCATGTGAGCCTCCTTGTTTCGATGTCCTATAGTCTCACATGCCAATTCAAATGTCAACAATTATTTTTCATAAAAAAACATTTGACATTCGAATCAATATCTCCTATTATAAAGCATCAAAGGAGAAACACACATGTCGAACCCAATCGCAAAACACGCATACAAGTTTAATGTGTGCAAGGCATACACCCCCAAGAAGGGCAAAGGGTCATTCAAAAGGATTAAAAAATAATCCTTGACCTTCCTTTTAAACATGGTACTATAAGACTTCACAGGAGAAGAACATGACACGAATTGAAATTGATGGTATCGTTAACGAAATTCTTAAGTTTGAAAGAGACAACGCAGGATATGATGTATCAGGTCTTGCCGATAATTTTGACAAGGGTTACTTAATATCATTATTGGTAACTCTATCGACAATATATCCAGATATTGTTGATTATATCAAAAATCGATATGAAACGCTAGCTTTTATATCAGATAACAATTAGTATGTAAAAAATACTTATCACTAGCATTTTTAATTACTATTTTAATGGCAACTGTAACAGGTTGCCATTTTTTTTATATAAATATACAAAACATACGGAGATACTGCATTGGCATCTGTTACAGAAACTTCTAGAGACATAGAGATTTATTCAGACTTTACAGATGATATGTTCTTTCATCCCGTGAAAGGCGATATTGTACGCAAGACTAATGAAGACGCCGTGTCTCAATCTATCCGAAATTTATTAAAAACAAATTATTATGACAGACCATTTAATCCTAAGATCGGAAGCAACCTAAGAGCGGCATTATTTGAACTCAGCACAGAGTTTAGTGAAATTGCTGTCAAGGCTGCTATCGTTGAAATGATCACAAATTTTGAACCTCGTGCCGATCTTTTAGACGTAACAATTAAAGCTGATCCTGACAACTACACC